ATAACATTTTCTGATGGAAATTCGCAGAACACAGCGGCATCAGCAGGTATGCCCACAAGTTCATCTTTCAGTTCTCAATTGAATGCATCCGGTAACTACACTAGACCATCTACAGGAATGGGTATCTGGGCGTTGTGCAGAGCAGGTGGTCCTTCTGGGGGTCGTGAATCGCCGAGACCACCTGGATCAACAGCATTTGGGTTTGTTCCAAACTCAAACAATAACACTACTACCAATCCATTCGTTGTTGGAACCGCAGGTAATTACAATCCCGCTACTCCTGCTAATGGACAACCCGGAAATCCTACTTTTTACGGAAGTCCCTATTTTGCATTTGTGGGATCTAACCAAGGTCTTGGTGGGTACACCCTAGCGTCTGGACCGAACTCAGTACCGGGACAGCAAGGATTATTACAAGGCGGGGGCGGAGGTGCTCGACGCGGTAGTGGTCAAGGCGGATGTATCAGATTTATAAACATAGGTTAATCGAAATCGAACTAATTAAAAGGGAAGACTAAAGTGCCAGAAGAACAAACAAAAAAATATGGAATTGTAGATAGTGAAAACAATCTCATAGTTGCTGCTTTAGTAAGCGACGACGATTATGATTCTTGGGTAGAAACCTCATTGCAGGAAAACGAAAGTGTTTATGAGTGTAGTGAAAACGATATTGCATTTTTAAATGTTGAAGCAGGTTGTGAATATGTTCCCTCTTTGGGAAGGTGGCAACCTAAAAACCCACTTTCTGATAGTTGGACTAAAAATGGAGATGGTGCTTGGAACGAAATGGTATCCAGACCAACTCATGTTTTTACTTGGTGGAATAATGATACCAGTAGGTGGGAAATTTTAGACGATGAAATGGAATTTGCAGGTCCACCTACTGAATAAATTTAATTAACATTTCAACCGTTATAAATAGTCCTAGCAGATAACCTCTCTAGGACTATTTTTTTATGGCAAATCCAAGAAGCAGAACAGAATTAAAGAACTACTGTCTCCGTAGACTTGGGCATCCAGTTATTGAGATCAACATCGATGAAGATCAGATGCAAGATCGCATAGACGATGCTCTTGAGTTCTATCGCGACTATCACTATGATGGCGTGGAAAGAACTTACTACAAGCATCAAGTCACATCATCCGATCAGACAAACGGTTACATTGATATTCCTACTAACATCAATGGTGTCATCAATGTCTTTCCTATCGGTACTGGACTCAATGCCAACAACCTATTCAATTTACGCTATCAGATCACGCTCAACGAAATCTACGATTGGTCGCATGCTCAGTTTGTAAACTATACTGAGTCGATGCGTAGAGTGGCACTGATGGAAGAAATCTTTGTGGGTAAGCAACCACTGCGTTTCAATCGTCACATGGATCGTTTGTTCATTGATATGGATTGGAACACTCGCACTGTTGTTGGTGAGTATCTCATTATCGAAGCATACCGCGTACTTGATCCAGACACCTACACATCTGTGTGGGGGGATCGTTGGTTGCGTACATATTGTACACAACTATTCAAGCGTCAGTGGGGCGAGAACCTCAAGAAGTTTGAAGGGATGCAATTGCCCGGTGGTGTTCAGTTTAATGGACAGCAAATCTGGTCAGAGGCAGATGAAGAAATTAAGCGGTTAGAAGAAGAAGTTGTGAACAACTACTCAATGCCCGCTATGGATATGATTGGGTAATCAATGCCTACTACAAACTTATACTTTAACAACTTTGCCTTCACGCAAGAGCAAACACTTATCGAGGATTTGATCATTGAATCGATCAGAATCTACGGTATTGATGTGTTTTACTTGCCACGAACTCTTGTAAAAGAGGATCAACTCTTTGGTGAAGATGTCTTATCAAAGTTTGAGAACGCATATCAAGTAGAGATGTACATCAAATCCGTGGATGGATTCCAAGGCGATGGGGACTTCCTATCTAAGTTTGGTCTTGAGATCCGCGATGAAATGGTTCTCACTGTTGCTCGTCGTCGTTTTGGTGAAGAGATTGCTATTGAGCATACAACTCCGGTCGATGAGGCAGATGGGGTGGCGCGTCCTGCGGAAGGAGACTTACTCTACTTCCCACTCAACGGTAAAATCTTTGAGGTCAAGTTCGTTGAGCATGAAGCAATCTTCTATCAGATGGGTTCATTGCAAACCTATGACATCACACTTGAACTCTTTGAGTACAGTCACGAAGTCATTGATACTGGTATTGCGGACATTGATGCAATCGAAGACGATTACTCTGGTGTCAAACAGAATCTTGAAATGCTCACGGAAGCAGGTGATCGACTCGTCTTTGAGAATGGATTTGCTATCGTACAAGAAGAGTACAAGATCGAGACAACTGACAATCAAGCAAACAACGAGTTCTTCCAAACTGCCTCTAACATTAGTTTCATTGACTTTACTGAAGTTAATCCGTTCTCTGAAGGGGGTAGTTGGTAATGTTTGGACACAGTTACTACCACGGCATTCTGCGTAAGTATGTCATTATGTTTGGCAATATGTTCAACGACATCGATGTTGTTCGCTACAACAATGCAGGTACTGCCGTTCAAACGATTCGTGTGCCAATCGCATACGGTCCTCGTGAGAAGTTTTTAGCACGACTCCGCGCTGATCCGAATCTTGACAGAGATGTTGCGATTCAGTTGCCACGCCTCTCATTTGAGATGACGAATGTGACTTATGCTCCAGATCGTGGTTTAAATAAACTACAGCGCAATGTTGGTATTCGTGTGGGAGACAATAACACACTCCGTTCCGTTTGGACACCGACACCATACGACATCGACTTCACACTACACGGTATGTTTGCCAATCAAGAAGATGCAGTTCAAGTCGTCGAACAGATTCTCCCGTTCTTTAGACCAGAATGGACGCACACGCTGACACTCGTACCAGAGGTGGGAGATAAGTATGATGTACCAACGGTTCTGAAGGACATGCAAATCGAAGATACATACGAAGCAGACTTTATGAGTCGTCGTGCTATTCTATACTCTTTTAACTTTATTGTCAAGGGATATCTGTTCGGACCAACAACGAACAAGGGCGTTATCAAACGCGCTATTATCGATCTGTCTGCAAACAGTGTAGTGGGTGTGCCAAACAATGTTCGCTTGGATATCAACCCCGGTCTGCTTGCAAACGGTTCTCCAACCACAAACGCAACTGCATCGATTGCCACATCTTCAATCAGTGCGAACAGCGATTATGGTTATACATTTGAAAAATTCGACTACTTTGATGGTGTGGATAGACATGGACATGGTGAATAATGAAAGACAAGACTACAGAAAGTCTCAATGAGATTTTTCAAGTCGATGGTGAGTTGGTAGATGACAAACCCCCTTCACTGAGACGCGAAAACTTTAACGCGAAGACAAAACATGATGATGACATCACAAAGGACTACACATATGCTCGTGAGAATATGTACGATGTCATTGAGAGAGGAACTGAGGCATTGGACTACCTCTTAGAACTTGCGAAGGCATCAGAGCATCCTCGTGCGTTTGAGGTGGTATCTACGCTGACTAAGACACTGGTAGATGCCAACAAGGATTTGCTTGAAGTCCAAACTAAACTGAAAAAACTGAGAGAAGAAGAAAAGCAAGACTCCCCACAGAATGTGACAAATGCATTGTTCGTTGGTAGCACTGCTGATCTTCAAAAACTAATCAAGGGTGATAATGATTGATCGTGGTTATAATGGCAACGCAAATCTAAAAAAGAAAGGTCAATCGATTGAGTGGACACAAGACAAAATACAAGAATTTGTTAAGTGTTCTAAAGACCCTTCCTACTTTGCCGAAAAATACATCAACATCGTCCATGTAGATCGTGGATTGATTCCGATTGCACTGTATGACTATCAACGAGACATCATTGATAAAATTACCAACAATCGTCGATGTGCGGTTGTAACCTCTCGTCAAGCAGGTAAAACAACCACTGCGGTCTGCGTTATATTACATTATGTGTTATTTAATGAGCATCGCACTGTAGCATTGCTTGCAAACAAAGGTGATGCCGCACGAGAGATTCTTGATCGAGTCAAGATAGCATACGAAGCATTGCCCAAGTGGTTGCAACAAGGTGTGGTGGAATGGAACAAAGGTTCCGTCGAATTTGAGAATGGATGTAAGATTCTTGCGTCTGCCACATCCTCCTCTGCGATTCGTGGTAAGTCTATTTCATTCCTATACATCGATGAGACCGCGTTCGTAGAAAACTGGGATGAGTTCTTTGCCTCAGTATTCCCAACCATTTCATCTGGTAATACCACTAAGATTCTACTGACATCCACACCAAATGGACTCAATCACTTCTATAAGACATGCGAGGGTGCGCGTGAGGGAACGAATGGATACGAGTTCGTACAAGTGATGTGGCAAGATGTACCGGGTCGTGATGATGCATGGAAGCAAGAGATGCTTTCGTCGATGGATTATGACTACGAAAAGTTCGCACAAGAGTTTGAGTGTCAGTTCTTAGGTTCGTCTGGCACTCTGATCGAAGGTAATAAACTCAAGGCATTGGTTCATAAAAGACCCCTAAGAGAGTCTAATGGTCTGTTTATGTATCAAGAACCACAAGAAGGACATTCTTACATAACCGTAGTGGATGTGTCAAGAGGTAAGGGACTTGATTATTCTGCGTTTCAAGTTCTTGATGTATCGAAGATGCCATATCGTCAAGTATGCGCGTTTCGTGACAACCATATTACACCAATAGAATATGCAGAAATCATACATAGAACAGTAAAACATTACAATGAATCTGTCGTTTTGATTGAGATTAACGACATCGGAGAACAAGTCTCAGACTTGCTACACTATGATTTTGAGTATGAAAATATACTATACACAGAATCAGCAGGACGTTCTGGTAAAAGAATATCCTCTGGTTTCGGGAAAAATGTAGACAAAGGAATACGCACAACAAAAACCGTCAAGGCAGTGGGTTGCTCTATTCTCAAACTTTTGATTGAGCAAGACCAACTGATTCTTAATGACTTTGCAACTATACAAGAGATGTCAACCTTCTCTCGTAAAGGTGTTTCATACGAAGCAGAGTCAGGATGCCATGACGATTTGGTAATGTGCCTCGTGCTATTTGCGTGGGTATCTGATCAGCAATACTTCAAAGAAATGACTGACATACACACATTAAGAGCATTAAGAGCACGAAATGAAGAAGAGATGATGGAAGATTTACTTCCGTTTGGTTTCCACGACGATGGAATGCCAGATGAAAATGTGGTTGATGTGCCTGTAAGTGGCATAGACGACTACTATGACACAAGAAATTTTGATACATTCTAAATAACCGTTTTTATAAATACTTGAACGAAATTATAAAAATGAACTCTTTAATGAGAAGGAGATAAAAAATGCCTTTCCAAGTATCACCGGGCGTTAATGTAAGTGAGATTGATCTTACTACTGTCGTCCCTGCGGTGAGCACAACTGAAGGTGCAATCGCAGGTAACTTCAAGTGGGGTCCAGTAAATCAGCGCGTACTCGTTGATTCTGAAGATCGTCTTGTAAACATCTTTAACAAACCAAATGCAAACACAGCAGATGATTTCTTCACTGCGGCAAACTTCCTTGCATACGGTAATCAACTTTATGTAGTTCGTGGTAACGCATCTGCAAACAATGCTACTACTGGTGGCACTGGTGCTTACATCGAATCGGAAGACTACTACAACGAAACTTACACAAATACATCTGGACATGGCGATTGGGTTGCCAAGTATCCGGGTGATTTAGGTAACTCGTTAAAAGTTTCTGTCTGTCACAATGCTAATGCATGGCAGTCAACAGTTGCTACTTCATACTCTGCTACTCGCAATACTGCAACAGTAGGATTGATCGGAGATGGACAAGGAACATCGAATGCTGAAACTCAGTTTATCGTTGGTGACTTGATTCTTCTTGGACCAGACAGCGAAGTTCGTAAAGTTAAGACACTATCAGGTAATACGATTACACTGACATCAAACTATACTGGCAACACAGTCAACACCTACACTCCAGACATCACTCGTCGTTGGGAGTATTTTGGTGAGTTTGACCAAGCACCTTCAACAACTGCATATGCAAATAACGCAGGTGTCACTGGCGATGCGATTCACATTGCAGTTATCGATGAAGACGGTAAGTTCTCTGGCGCACAAGGTACTGTGATCGAAAGATATGAAAATGTATCTCAAGCATCCGATGCAAAGACAGAGCAAGGCGCAACTAACTACTACAAGGATGTTGTCAATCAACAGTCTGCTTATATTTGGTGGGGTGCTCACAACAGCAACTTGTCAACAGGCGGTACTGCGACATCTGTAGGAAGTTCGTACTCAGCAGGTTCTGATTTACCAGTATCTAACTCAATGACTAAGGGTAAGGACGGTACTCAGTTATCATCTGCTCAGAAGATCTCGGCATATAATAAGTTCAAGTCAAGCGAAGATGTTGATGTTTCACTGGTTCTTGGTGGGGCGGCAGATCAAACTCTGGCAACACACTTAATCACAAATATTGCTGAGACTCGTAAAGACTGTATCGTTGTCATCTCTCCAGAGAGAGCAGATGTTGTAAATAACAACGCATACGAAGGTAAAGAGCGTGATGACATCATTACATTCCGTGATTTGTTACCATCATCTTCATACGCAGTGATGGATTCTGGTTGGAAGTATCAGTACGACAAGTACAACGATGTATATCGTTATGTACCACTGAATGCTGACACAGCAGGTCTCATGGTACAGACTGATCTGACTCGTGATCCTTGGTACTCACCTGCGGGATTCAACCGTGGTAACGTGAAGAATGTTGTCAAGTTGGCATACAACCCATCGAAAGCAGATCGTGATCAACTCTACAAAAAGGGCGTAAACCCAATCGTTACCTTCCCCGGACAAGGAACAGTCCTCTACGGTGATAAGACATTGTTGGCACAACCTTCTGCGTTTGATCGAATCAATGTTCGTCGTCTGTTTATCGTCCTTGAAAAAGCGATTTCAACTGCCGCGCAGTTCACATTGTTTGAGTTCAACGATGAGTTCACTCGCTCACAGTTCAAGAACTTGGTAGAACCGTTCTTGCGTGATGTCCAAGGTCGTCGTGGTATTACTGATTTCCAAGTTGTGTGCGATGGCACGAACAACACTGGTGAAGTCATTGACCGCAACGAGTTCGTTGGTGACATCTACATTAAACCTGCTCGTTCTATCAACTTCATTCAATTGAACTTTGTTGCTGTTAGAACAGGGGTTGAGTTCTCTGAAATCGTCGGTCGTGCGACATAAATAAAGGATAAGGGAGAACAATAATGGCGTTTAATGTAAACGAATTCGCAGGAGCATTAGCAGCAGGTGGGGCGCGTCCCTCCCTGTTCCAAGTGCAGATTACTAACCCGATCAACGGTGTTGCCGATGCACAGGTTCCATTCCTGTGCAAAGCGGCACAGATCCCAGAAGCAACTTTGAGTGCGATTGAAGTACCATACTATGGTCGTAA